CCCGCCTGCGCCGCCGATCTGATTATTTGGAATAATAGTGCCTGAAGTTTTTGGAATAAAAAGCTCCGGCCCTTTTTCTCCAACGATTGAAGCTCTGCCGACAGGCGGCCTTCCTCCATTTGCAAATCCTAAAAATTTTCCGATTTTAGTTCCACCAAATAAACCACTTAATGCGGCATTAATGCCAAGTCTTAACAATGATGACGCTAAATCGTTGATAATTGATTTAGCCGCTTCTCCAAGCGTTCTAGTTCCTTCAATAGCACCGACTAAGGCATCAGTAATACCTGAACCAATATCTTGTCCAATCTGTTTAAAAGAACCATTAATTTTCTTTGCTAATTCGTCTTGTCTTGTCATATTCTCAATTTGTCTTTTTAATGATTCTTCTTTTTTTATTAAATTAATAATTTGCTGTGCATCTAATTCGCCAAATTTTTCTTTAAGTTCATTTATTCTTTGCTCCATATTAAATTCTTCTTCTTTGCCCGCAAGTTTTGCTTCCAATGCAGAAATATTTTTTAAAAGTGAAATTGTTTGATCGTTAAATGCTTTATCAAGAGCAATTTGAGCATCCCTTTCTTTTTCTCCTTGTAAAATAATCTGTCTTTCTTTCAGTAATTCAAGTTCTCTTTCAAGACGTTTTCGTGTTCCTCTATCATTTCTATTTGTTCCAAGTTGTGAAAGTTCAAATTCTTTATTTGCAATAGTAAGGCTATTTAAAGCGGCTTCTGTTTGTGGTGCCGTTTCAGTAATCCCTTTTATATTATCGTCAAAGGCTTTTGCGGCATCGGCGGCTTCTTTTGCTGAATTTTTATTGTCAATAAATTTTGCGGCTAAAGCTCCTAAAGCAATAACAGCTATTCCAATTCCAGTTTTTGCAAGTGCAATTTTAAATGTATTTGCGGCAACTGTTGCGGTAGCAAATCCAACAGAAGTTGCAGCTAACGTTGCTTTCATTCCAATTAAAGTTCCTGTGAATATTTTTCCGCCTACAACTAACCCTGCAAAATTAGCTTTTAATGCTAATAATTGAGCGCTTAACAAAGGCGCAACAATTAATACACCTTTAATTGCAACACCAATCCCAGTAAATATTAAAGTAATTTGACCCGCGCCCGAATCTACAAAATTAGTTATTGCTTCTGTTACTTTTGTTATTGCTCTAATTACAGGTAAAACAGCCGGGGCTAATTGATCGCCAAATGCTCTTGATAAATTTTCAGCTTCATTACCTAAATTTTTAAATACTTGTGTTGGGTCATTTTCTAACAATGCCTTCAAAGAATCCGCGCCATCAAGTTCAACTTTTTTTAAGGCTCTAATAACAACATCACTTGTTAACTTGCCTTCTGATGCAAATTTCTTTAGCTCGCCTATAGTTACGCCAAGTTCAGCCGCGATAGGCGCAAGAATTGTTGGAACCTGTTCTGCAATACTTCTAAATTCATCGCCTTGTAGACGTCCAGAACCTAGAGCCTGCGCTAATTGCCTGAAAGCGTTTGAACTCTCCATCGCTGACGCTCCCGCCAATTTTGCCGCTGTATTAAATCCGATAAATGTTGTTCTAATATCTTCAACACCAACGCCCAAAGGTTGCAAACGTGCAGTAATATTTGTTATTCCTTCAAGCGCTTCTGTCGCACTCAATCCAAATAATTTTTGTGCTTCTGCCGCTATTTCTTGCGATTTTGCAAAAGTTCCTGATGCTTTCGTTAATAATCCAAGTCTGACATTTAATTTTTCAAAATTTGCCGATGTTAATATTGCCTGCCTTCCTAAAGCTGTGACCCCAACACCAAGGATTGCAGTTTTTAGGCCACTAAATGCCCTCTGAAGCCCCGATGATTGTTGTTGAACACCTTTTAATGCTCTTGTGGCCTGACTAGCATCTACTGTAAGTTTTACATTAGCCTGTGCCACAAATCAACAAAACCTTTTCTTATATATTACCTTCTATTTGCTCTTTGGCGATTTAATTCTCTTTTTTCTCTTTCATTCTTAACTTCATAATAAGCCGCCCATAAAATTAGTTCTTCTTCTGTCATCAAAGAACGTAATTCCTGTAAAGTTTTACCTAATTCTGTTGCGAGAAAAAATTCAAAATTTATCCAATTATCTCGCAATATTATTTTTTTGCTGTATCAACATTTAATTGAATATCAAACATAAATAATTCAATTTCATTCAATACATTTTCTGGAAGTTCTCTTTGTAAATTTGGCGCATCTGCGGGTGCAAATGCTTTTGACCCATCTTCTAATTCTGCATTTTTACAAAGAAGATAAGTCGATATTGTTAAAGCATCATCTGTATTCGCGGCTGATTGTGCGCGAACACGATCATCCCTTGTTAAAGGCTTAAAGTACAAATCAACAATTTTTTCTCCGTTTTTATTTTTAAATTCGTATTTTCTTCTGGCTGTCATCTGATCTTTATAAGATTCAGTTAACAAATCAATAGTTCTTTTTTGCATTGGTTGATTAGTTGACTAATAAAGTCAATGTATCAGATAGCGCTAGTAATTGCACCATTAGTGATAAAGCTGACATTTATTACCTGAACTTCGCCTAGTGTTGCGCCATATTCTGCCGAAGTAATAATGCCTGCAAAACTGATTTTTTTGGCTGAAGTGTTTGAATCAGGAAACAGTTCAAATAAAGCATCACCCGCATCGCCTGTTACTAAAACATCATCAATAAATGCTTGATAATCTGAGTTTCCAGAAGGGTCGTAAATAAGTTCTGCTGAACCTTCGCCTGAAATCAACCCACCGATAAATGTTTTTGAGGTGTCGCCATTAACTGTTGTTTCCATTGTGTCTTTAGTAATAGACAAAGACCAACTTCTTACGCCTGAAATGTCGGCTTCTGTACCGCCTGCATTTTCAAACATTATTTTGCCAACATCGCCCTTAATCGCAGCCATAACAAAAAAAAGAATTATTTATAAATATACTAACTCTTATCTGATTTTTTTACATCTTTTTTTAATTTTTCTTGCTTTTCCATATATCTCCTACAACGTCCATCCCAATATTTAGGGTCGCGGCGTCCTTTTACAGCTTCAATTGCATCAAGCATTTTTTCTGTAATTTCTAGTTTTGCCATTTTTAAAGTTCCTCAAAAATTTCAAAGGTCATTCGCAGTTGCGTTTGAAACTGACCTTCAGGGTTTGGATTGTCTACGACCTCCGGCCCAATTGGGCTATCAAAGATCACACTTGAAACTGTAATTCGATTGTACAAATCCCGCAACCTTTTGCCAATTGTGTAATTATCGCCTGAACCTATTCCCTGCGGCGTGAAAATATTAAAAACAACAATTCCATTCACACGATTCTGTCCGCTTGCATTTCCAAGAGTCAAATAATTACTTTCGCCGAATGTTGTAAGACATTGAACAAAAGTTGTTACGGCGCTACTATCAAACGACATATTGTGAAAAACAACAGGGATTGCAGGGCTACTGGCAAGCTCTGTCGCAACTCTAGCTTCGATTGTTGCTCTTACTGTATTTAAATCAATAGCAGCCATTATTTACCCCTTATTTGTTTGTAAAGGTCTTGAATTTCGTTTGCAAGTTCTTTTGCCAATAAATCAAGATGTTTTGCTTTCAAACCCTGTTTGCTCCTGTATGTACCACCCCAAGACGGCGGCAAACTTGTTCCAAACATAACAGGTTCAGCATACGGAACATTGTTGTGAATATGATATTTTTTTCTAAAATTTTCTTTTCCTATTTGATAATTTAAAGGTTTCGGCGGTCTTATAACAGTTCCTTTACCAGAAGCGCCATATTTACCTTCTGGGGCGGGTGCGCCGCTTTCCGCGTTTTCTCCTATCTGCCAAGAAACAGCAAGCCTTCCTGTATCTACTGGCGAGCCTTCTTTAACAATACGATCTCCCGTTAATACGGCAACAGATAACAAAGTATTGATTTGTTCTTCTGAATAATCCCCGATTTGGTCAATTCTTATTTTTCTCATGTTCTTAAAAAAAGCGTGTAAGAAATATCAGTTCCGCCTGAAGTTTTAGTAAGGACGCGAATGATATTATGAACTATATTCGATATTAAAACCTTATCTTTTGTCGTAGGTTTTGCCGTGACAGCCGCTGCAGATATTGTAATTTTTTTATCTTCTGCCTGAATAAGTTCATTTACTTCACGCAAATTAACATCTTCAAAAACAGCTTTGACAGTTGCATCGCTGTTCGATTCAGAAATGACGCCTGTTGTCGTATTGTAAGAACCCGCAGTAATAGTTCTAATTGTTACATCTTGTCCAAAGCCTTGAATTGAAGCAACCTTATCAATTGCCTTTTGAATAGCACTTGCAAAGTTTGGCATTAGACCTTATAAGCTATGCAAGCGCCACTTGTTAAAGTGATACTTGTAAATAATCCAAAAATAGTTTGACCCGCTTTAAATGTTTCGCCGTCAATACTATTCCCTGTGTAATTATGTGAAGCGGTATTCACTTCTGTATCTTCTTTGAAAAAAATACTTTTAAATCTGCCTGTATGTGCGGCTGTGTCTGTGATAAGTTCACCGCCTAATGCGTAATCTGGGTCTGCGTTGTACATAATTAACTCCTTTTGATGGAAACATTACCCGGCCCACTGATTCGCA